GACCGCTGCGCGGCCAACTGGTTCGCACGCTCTGTCGCGTAGTTCTGCGCGTAAACCGGCGCAAGGGCAGATGTCATGGCAGACATGTTCGCACCCGAACCAAGACGCCCGGCCTGCGAGAACTGGCCCTGTATCTGATCGATTGCGGGCTGCAACGCGGCGCTTAGATACGGATTGCCGCTATCAAGATAGTCGCCCTGCGCGGTGCCTTGCAGCATCGCTGCGGCAGGGTTCAAGAAGCCGCCCTGCAATGCCGTGTTCACAAAATTTTGTGCGCCCGATACCAGGGGGCTGCCAGCCATCGCGCGCGCCTCGCCGCGCTCGAGCGCCGCCTGCGTCGTCGGGCTGAAATCTACAAAAGTCTGGCCCGGAAAATATTCGCGCGGTGTATTGTAGACCTCTTCTGCACGCTCAAGGCCGCGGGTTAAAAATGGCTGCGCATACGACGGCGGCGCACTTGTTGCGGTCGCGACAGACGTCTGCTTTGACCCGCCGCCAAAAAGATTACCCAAAAAACTCATTTGATTTCCTTCGTCATAATAACCCCGGCCTCGCGGTAACCGTCTAACTTGGCGCGCCAGCCGCGCCGCCCAATGATGGATATTCGTGTAATGCCGCCCTCGCGCGCGGCAGCCTCTACGTCACTGACGATCTCAACAACCTCATCGAGGTCGCCGCCCGCCAGCCAAAAGTGCAACTGCGTCTCGCGCGGCAGATCAATTTCTTGTGTCACCACCGCACACCGCTCGCCAACCCACAGAGCCGCGCGCCCCTCCATGATCATCTCAACCACATCCGCTGGCTCATGCGTGTCGCCGGCGTGGTGCAGTGCCGCAATTATGTGCGGCTCCGCGCGCTGCCAATCGGCAGCAAAGTCACCCGATGACCACATAGTCAAAAGTGCGCGTGGTGCCGGCGTTGGCGTGCGTAATAGTAAAAGTATTCTTGGCGCGGGCTGACACGTACATGCCGCCGGCCGCAAGTTCCGTTGCGCCTGCGGCGTTCGTCGGCATGAACAAAATCACGCTCTCTGATCCGACGATGTAGTCGGTCACCGCCGTCGTTGTGGCTGATGTCGCAAGCGTCACCGATCCGGTGTTATTCTGCTTGCCTGATAAAATGTTGTTGACGACGGTCGCCACGTCACGCTCATCCGAAAACGGTGTAAGCGCGCGGAAACTTGTCGTCGCCATCAGCGCATCCCCATCATCTTCGCATCGACGTCAACGCCCTGGGCAACGTCAAAGTCGCCGGTGATATTCATGCGGATTCGGTGGAAAGCGCCAGACGATCTGGTCGGACAGTAGCCGTCCGCGTTCAAGCTGGTCGCGGACGTAAAGGTCGCATCATCAATCTGCCGCTGCCGAGATCCGATCGCCACCGTCACCGTCGGAGACGACCCGGTCAGGTACGGTATAACGGTGCTGATCATCGCGCGCTTACCTGGAGAGACGGCGAACTCGCCCGTCTCGATCGTGGCTGGCAGGCAGTCGCCCGTGAAAGACTGAACCTTCGCGTCCCGCGCACCAGCGAAGAAAAATGAGCCGCCCTGATAAAGCGCGCTGTCAAGTGAGGCCGGCAACGCGTCAATGCTGCTTGAAATATTATCAAGCTGCTCCAACGTGTAGCCGGCGGTGAAAAGCTGCGACAAGGCCGTGCAGGACGCTTCAACGTAAGACCAACGATTGAGGTTGTAATTATAGATGAGAATTTCGTCGTTTTCGCCGCTCGCGCTGTTAGTGCTGGGATATGCCCAGATGACGTTCTGGTTGATGGGGTCCACCGCAGAAACGACGTTTTCGGCGTTGGCAACTTTAAACCGGTCAAGGAACCAGCGATTTATTTTCTCGGCACCGATCGGCATTAGCTCGTTGCCGCGCAGCATCCAAAACCCGTCGTCGGACAAGAAGAAAACCATCGCGCTGCCGACACTTGCCACGCTGCCAGGGACCGAGCAGCCGCGCTGATTGGTGAGCCGATCGACCTGATAGATCAGTGGTGCGCCAACGAAACTGAGGCGCACAATCGCACGATCAAATAGCGCGATGGCGTATTCGCCGCCAATTAACCCCGTGCAGTCGCCGGCATCAACCACGTCTTGATAATCCGACAGGCCCGTGCCTGGCGTCCAACTGGTCGCGCTGTTTATGCCTGACCACCAGAGGCGGTATGGCTTCTCGCCGTCGGTGCCGTCGTTCGTGTAGCCGAGCATTACCTGGTCGCGGACGGCGGCGATGTATTTTGCTTTTGGCGGCGTGCCGCCGAGATCCGCAAAAGCCGAGCCGCTGGCAACGGTCGCCGTCTGCGGATTGTCGTCGTAATTGGTCGCAATCAAAGTCTCGCCAAACTGCACAAACCGCCAACGATCATCGCCAGCCGTAGAGTAACCGCCGGCCTTGCTGACGTCAGTCAACGAAGAATCTGCTGCGTTGAACTTGTATAATTTGGTCGCGTTACCGACGTAGAGCGCCGCGTTCCCGTCATCAGCCTTGCCGGCGAACATGCCGAGAATTTTTGCATCGGCAGCGCCAGATATCGGCAACAGATCTTTGAAGCATCGGTAGCCGGTGGCTGCCGGGATCACATTTTTTGCCTCGGTCGCGCCGGCGTTATTTAGCGCCGGCTGATCAGGAATGAACTCGCCAAAATTTATCATGCCGCGTCCGTCCAGTTTTCATTCCCGTCAGCAATTTCAGTCCACAGATAACCAGCCGCTGCGGTGCCGTTCAATTCAATCGTCGCGGCCCCCGCACCCGAAAACACACCAATCGGCGTGGCGGTCGCAGTGATCGAAATCGTCCCGCTTCCGCCTGACAGATAAAGCATTTTTGCGACTGCGGAGCCTGTGATCGAAATGCTGGCCGCACCCGACACGGTACGCAGTTTCTCCGCCGCCGCCGCTCCAGTAATTGCGATAGAGGCAGACGCAGACCTATTGACGACTAAGCCTGCTGATGCGGTGCCAGTGATCGCAAGTGATGCGGAACCTGTCGCCGTACGGACACGGTCAGCACTCGCCGCACCCGTGATGGCAACGGTCGCGCTGCCACTTCCCAGGTGCATGACAAGGTTGTCTAGCTGCTCAAGCGTCCCGTACACGTCGAGGGCATCCATCGACCCCCATGCGTCAAGCTGGTCAAGTGTTGCCATTAGGCGGCGGTCACGTCCAGGTCGCCCGCGCTGATGCGGAGAATGTCGCCCGTCGAGATAGTCTTGCTGGACGATAGCGCACCGTGGATTAGCAGGTTGCCGCTGCTATTAGCGTCAAAAATACCCCAATGGCTTACGGTCCCCCAGCTTCCTGTTGCCGCCGGAAACTCAATGTTGCTCGTATTGTCAGCAACGCCGCCGCTAGCGGCATCAAATGCAACGTCGCCTTGGCGCGCATAGCCGTTGCCCGACAGTTCCGTGCCGGAATTGTCGTCGCCGAAACTGCCCGTGGAGAGGCCAACGTACACGCCTGTCGGCATAGTGTAGCTGGTCGTAGACAGGACGTGGTCTAGGATTTTTCCTTCGAGGTAGTCGCTCATTGCGCTCATTGTATTTCACCATAATTAGATTGAACTTGAAGCGGTGACCCGCCGTATTTGACGCGGTCTTCGTCGGCGTTTACCGCCGCGATCGTGCGAGTGAACAGCGCGTCGTGCTGCGCCTGGCGCTGCTCATCCATCAAATAGCCGAATGCCTCGGCAAGCGTGCCGTGCAGGTATAAATCGGGATGACGCTGCAAAATTGTGTTTGATGTGTTTGTGTCGCTGAGTGCTGCAACGCCTCCGACAAAAAGAATTTCGACTTGGTAACTATCATCGGGCGAGGGTCGAAAATATAACTCACCGCCGACGACGCTGTAGTATTTCGGCTTGCCTGTGCCGGTGCCGGGGAAGTTATCATCGACAGCCGTCGGCGACTGATACTGCAAGACCGTGATCGGGTTCGTGTTCAGCCGGACGCTGCGGATCTGACGCGCGTCTGCCGGCAGGGTCACGTATGCGTCGTCGGCTGTCATCGTGCTGACCACGCGCTTTTCCTGGCTCTGCGTCTCCAACTCGCGGCTCATGCGCGCCTCGGCGAGTGCAATGAACTCAGGCGAGCGACCCGCCAGGTCAGTTCGCGCGAGCCAGTTATCGACTGCCGTTTGCAGTTCTGCGTAGGTGGTAATCGCCATCAGACTGAGCCGCCGCTTGACCTAAAAAATCTGTTTTCGGAATCGTTGAGCCAACGCTTCCACGCCTTCGGGTTCTGGTGTGGCTCCCCCAACTTCTTGATCAAATCGTAGTAAAGGCTGGCCGGAATCTCGGCGACCTTTTGCTGGTGGCGCTGGGTATTGCCAAGCAGGTTGCCATACTTCCAATCGTTCGCCCGGCGCTTGTTATGCTCCAGAATGTGATCAACTTTTTGCTCAGTGACGACGTGCGTGTCGTCGCCGGAAAATTCCATGTAGGTTTTTTTGCCGGCCGCTTTGTCTTCGCTAATTGGAAGTTTCATATTTTCCCCATGCAAAAAGGGCCAGCACCCGGAGGTGCTGACCCTTGATCAATGAAGGGGCAAAGCCCCTCCGTTACGCTTTAGGAGGTAGAGATATCGAACACCGCACCGTGCGCTTTCGGAGCGCGCATGATGAGGCAGTACTCGGACACAATCGCAAAGCGAGTGGCGTCACCGACAGGTGCGACATCGCTTACGGAATACATGCGACCCGGCAGGTGACCGATCGAGTAGTGATCGGGGTCCATCAGGTAGATTTCCGAGTTGGGCGCCGCGCGGTCGATCACGACATTCAGCTGGCCGAAATCGGTCAGAAAAATGCTGACCGAGCCGACGATGACGGCGTCTACTGGATTGCCAGCCGTCATGTGCAACTGGTTCGTCACTGCGCTGCCGGATGACAGATCAGAAAACGCGACCTTGTTCTTCGGCGAGACGACCATCATGGATGGCTTGCCGCCGTCCGTGTACGCAAGTTCCATCGCGTTATCGATAAGCGCGAGGGAGAGAGCGCGGTCGTTGCCGGAAAGTGTGGCAGCGTCAGCACCCGTGCCGGCGGAAACAGCCGACGTGGTTCCAGCCGTCGAGAAATCGACGTTCGTGATCCACGAGGTCAGTTTGCCGGTCTTGCGCGGCTCAGAGGCCGAACGAGCCTCGTTCTTGTACATCGACTTATTGATGTCACGCCTTTGTTCGATCGCCTTGGTCACCTTCACGTAGGCCGTTTCCTTGTCGCGGCCTGCCTTGTCAACAACGTCGAGGGTGTTCGACACAGAAGCTGCCTGAACAGCTATCTGATGATAGTTGCCCAGCCTGGTAGTGGCGGCGGGATTCGTGTAACTGAAGTCAGCTCCTTCCGAGGCCGAGTTCGTATCGAC